GCCAACATCTTTTCACTAATTGACCAATGAAATTCAGCACCACAATGCACACACACTCCCCGGGCAACATTCACCAACAAACCACCAATGTATAACCGCTCCTGTCCATCAATCAGCGTAATAATTTTTCCAATTTCGTTTCCGCATTGGGAACACCGCATAGTTGTATCATTGTCCATTTTTTAATCTCATCATTCGAATTGCTTCAGGGACACTAAGATTATGTAATCGCGCATACAGATCGATCACATCATAAGGTCGAGTGGTGCACCCGGAAAAACAGCCACACAATTGACGATTTATATCAATCCAAAAACTCGGCTTTTTATCATCGTGAAATGGGCAATGTGTCATCTGCCACCGCCCCCGGTGTTGAGTGGCTCTGAAAAAGTTTTCGATGCGGTATCTCGTTTTTATCTGCTCGATCAAATCCTGGTTTGGGTCGAATACCTGCTCAGCATTTCCCCATGGGTCAGTGTCATTCGCGGTTAGCGCTGCCGAAATAACCGAGACAGAAGAAGAAACAATAGCAGCATACTCAGTATAATGGGAGAGTAATTCCGCTGGCAGAATATCAGAGAGTGCCTCTACCCGTATAGGTAGATCGCCGCGCAAAACCTCATATCGAGCACCGGAAGGATGAATACTGGGTGGTGCCAAAACGTAACCACCGTGGGCTTTTACGTCGATACCTGGCAATTTAGCATTTTGGGCCGGTTCAGCGGTCATAACATATACATGCACACCCCGTGCCGTTTTTACTTGCAGAGTTTGCCGCATCCACCGGTATATTGAGCGTCTGGAGAGCCATAATTCCCACCGCTCATACTCAGTATAATTGTCAAAGTCGACAACAACCAGATTGCGCCAGCCAGTTACGACACCAAGGTTTACGAAAGGTTTACTGAACCATTTGACTAACTCAGTATAAGAGGGGAGTCTGGTTTGGAATTCCTGCCAGGTGGAAATAGCTGGGCATTTATCTCGATAACGGATTGGAATTGTAGCAATTTTGAGTTTTTTCCAATGCATAGCGT